ACGCAATTTTGCATACGCACGCGTATGTTTCAAATGCCGCCAATATATCAAAATTGTTTATCAGAATAGGAACGGACAGTTCAAATTATTTTCAGTATGATTTTGGATATGTGATAGATGGCTGGAATGATTTAGATAAAATATTCGCGGATAGGACGAGTCAGACTGGAAACGGAGCTAATTTGTCCTCGGTAACATACGTGGCTTTTGGCGTTGAGATGATAAATAGCGGAAGCACTTTAAGCGATATTCTGGTAGACGGTATAATTGCTAAAAAAATGCTGGAAGTTTTATCATTCGGTGCGGAAGCAGTTGACTTAGCCACGAGAATTAGGATACAAGACAATAATACAGGCAGGATGGCCGAGGTTAATACTTCACAACAGCTGGAGGTATCCGCTAACCAATCTGGCAATTGGGATATAAACGATATTTCAAAAGGCACGCAAACCAATGATGTAAAAATAACGCTAGACGGGGAAGAAATATCAATTGCAGGTACAGTTCCAATATCAGCAGAAACTTTACCACTGCCAAGCGGTGCTGCAACCTCAGCAAAACAATTAGCAGATGGGCATAACGTTACTATAAAAGGAAGTGCTGGGAGTGCTTTTGCTCAAGATATTAATAATCAAATGAAAGTAATACCTGGTGCTAATAGTTATTGGCAAATTCAAAATAATCCATATGCTTCAGATGTTAGGGTAGAACCTTGGTCTAATCTCGCAAAAGACGGTTCTAGTACACCTTGTATACCTATTGTTGATTCAGATGGTCATAGACAAGTAGATGTATTATCTAGTGCGTTACCAAGCGGAGCAGCAACTTCAGCGAAGCAACTTGCCGATGGACATAATGTAAAATCAAATGACGCTAATATAGCGACAGAAGCAACAGCCGATAGTATAAAGACAGCAGTTGAACTGATTGATGATGCTATTGATGGCACGGAAATGCAAGTTGATGTAGTGACGCAGCCAGCGAGGGACAGGGCGACGGACAATCAGGGCGTAGCGCAACAAACAGACGCCATAATGAACGATACGACAGTTTTGACTCCGAAGTTTATTAAAATAGACTTGGCGGCTTCAGGAGATTTAGTCGCTTTGGTGGCTGGCAAGAAAATACGGGTTACGAATATAGTTTTGACTGTAGCGGCTGATACTACTGTAAAATTTCAATCGGGAGCATCAACGGATTTGACTGGTGCGATGACAATAAAAGCTGGCGGCGGCTTTACTTCAGGCTATGATCCGACAGGGCATTTTGAAACCATAAGCGGGGAAAAGCTCAATTTAGTTTTAGGAACAGCTACTCAAGTAAGCGGATGGATTAAATATATAGAAGTTTAATTATGGCTGCAGATTGGCTGGAAGTAAACAGCTCGAACATCGATTCTTTTTGCGGAGAAGAAAGCGGCGAATCTTTAGCTTCAGCGTTTGACTCCGTTAATGCTTGGTGGGGGCATAATACAGCAGAGGTACATTGGTTTATAATAGACCTTAAACAGTCTTTGACAATTACAAAAGTCAGGGGGCGTAGCTTAAGACCAGCAGACCCAGTAGACGTAAATATATACGTAAGTGACGATAAAGAAAATTTTGGAACAGCGGTAGCAACGGGAATATCGACGTGGCAGGATACGGCTACTTGGCAAGAAGTAGATACTACTGATAAAAAAGGTAGATATGTTAAGGTTGAAATTGAGGCAACTGAACTAGGGTCTCCCAGCTTTATATCTTGGGGAGGCACTGGAGCGTCGCCTATTTTTGATGTTTACGCCACCGACATACCAGATATAGCTAATATCCCATATAATTTGATGAACGACGAAGTAGGCACCGTGTCAGAAAGTTACGTAGATTGTAATTTCAGGATTGAATGGGATGGCTCGAAAATGGATAAGATAATTCGTGGGACTTTAATTGTAAACGGAAACACGGAAGGGGAAGATTCTTACGCTACGGCTCAATTATGGGACTTTACGAATTCAGCGGAAATAGCGTCGATAATTTTTACTGGTTATGGCGCTAAGGTAAGCAATTTTAATTCAGATAATTTGCCAAGCGGAGCGGCGGAAATAGGAATGAGAATTAAATTAGGCACTGGTACGAGTTGTGCTTTAAGGAACGCTCAGCTTGTCGTTACTCTTTCCGCCCCTGATAACGGCGGTTCTATTAAAGCCAGAATAATAAGGGAAGTTGGCTGGGTGATTGAAGGTTTAGTGAAATTAACGACAACTTATTTAGAATTACAATCTAAAAGATTGTATTACGATTCCAGTAAATACGACGGCATAGACAATATATATTTTGCTGGATTTGGAAAGGTACTATCTGGCTCTACTGGTTATATGGAATTATGGAACGTTACTGATTCAAGCCAATTAAGTGAATTAAGTTGGACTGAAAGTTCTTATACTTATAAAAAAAGTTCTCCTATATCCCCAACAACAGCCAAAGAATACACAATGAGGGCTAAAATTGGCGAATTAAGGCAAACTTTCACTCCGAAAAACGCTCATATTATCATTGACTTGAATAATCTTTCAAAATTTGAAGCTGATTATTTAATAGCCAATAATGGGGACAGCTCAACACTTGGCTCGACGAATAGCTTTGTGGCGACTTCTCATTTTACTGGATATATAAACAAGACAGTTGGTGTAACTAAAACATTATACGCTGAGATGTGTTCTAAAAAGACGAGCGGGACTGGAGACGACGGGCAGTCGAGAATAGACGACGATGGAGGCGTCTTAAATAATTCAACATTAAGCAATTCAAGCGGTTCATACGCAAGGACTAGAAGCGGTACGGCGGTAACAGAACCTGATGATTTATCAGAATTAGAATGTGAAATAAAAGGATACACGTCGTCATCTGGCGACCTGCAATTATACGTTCAAAGGTTAATTTTACAAGTCAGCGATTTCGATAAAACGGAAGCGGCAGAAGAAGCTGTGCCGTTGAGAATGTTAATGGGAACGGGAATATAAAACAATAGAGGTAACTGATGAAAAGACGGAAAAAACTCAAAGGCAGAAATAATCATCATCTAATCCCGCTTTGTAGAATAAAGCATTTACCAAAAAGCCAACGCAAGTATTTTGAAAAAACTCTGCTTATGGATATTGACAAGCATACAAAGTGGCATCAATTATTCGGCGTATTAACTTTAGATGAGGTTATTTCATTATTGCAACGCATTAAGCGGGCAAAAGCAGTTTAAGGGATCTGCTAATTAAAATCCCTTACTTTTTTAAAAGAGCCTAAAGGAAAAATAAGGCTTTTTTCTGTATACTTAATAATGTAGAGATATATTTATGCCCTATCCAGGAGTACCACAATCAAAAACAACGGCAGTTGAACGTTGCGTAAACCGATTAATGGCTGATCCGAAGTTTAAACCTAAAAAAGGCAGGACAAAAAAACAGTCGGCGATAGCAATTTGCGTAGCGTCTATAACCAGTAAAAAAGTAATTAATTGCGATATGAACGATAAGATAAATATTTTCGCGGAGATCACCAAAGTAGACAAGGATAAAAGGATGATTGAAGGGTATGCCTCCACGGAGACACTCGATAGTCAGGGAGAGATTGTATCAAGAAAGGCTATTACTGACGCGCTTGACGGGTTTATGGAGTACGCGAATGTCAGGGAAATGCACCAACCGAGCGCGGTCGGAGTTGTTAAAACAGCTAAGATTGACGAAAAGGGACTGCACATTAAAGCCAAAATAGTCGATGATGATGCCTGGAACAAGGTAAAAGAAGGCGTATATAAGGGATTTTCAATCGGTGGGCAAATTTTGGTCAAAAAATCAAACAAAATACTGCAAATGATGATGAATGAGGTTAGTGTTGTTGACCGGCCAGCTAATCCAGACGCAAAATTTTCATTGATAAAAATGGATCAAAAAGAATTATCAGGCCTTGCTAAAGCAATCGGATATACCCCGTGGTGGGCAAAAAATAACGCATTTAGAATGAGTTTAATAAATAAAGCAGACAATATCAATATGGATATAAAAGAAATTTTAACCAAAAAGCCAGACGAACTTTCTGACGAAGAGAAAGCTTTTCTGGCCGAGAACGAGTCGGAATTGACCGACGAACAAAAAGCGGAATTTGGCGTTGGCGAAAAGCCTGAAGCCAAAGAGGAGGAGGAAGAAAAAAAGGACGAGGAAAAAGAAACTGAAAAACCAGAAGAAAAGAAAGAGGAAGAAGCCAAAGAGGAGGAGGCTAAACCTGAAGAAGAAAAGAAAGAATCCGTTAATCAGGTAATTGATAACGCGATTACAAAACTTCAATCATTAAAACAAGAAAAAAAATTATCAAAAAGTGAAGTTGCCATTAAAAAGGTGGTTGCCAACGAAATGCAGTCTCATCTGGCTAAAGTAGAGGGTATGATCGGCGAAGCGATCAATCCTATTAAAGAGCTGGTAGAGAAAATTGCGAATCAACCGGCACGATCCGGTCCAATGGCTTCATTCATAGTCAATAAAGGCGAAGAAGACGACGGAAAAGGCAACGCGGAAAAAACCGCTAAAGTTGAAAAGATTAGAGGCAAGATTGAAGATCTCAAAAAGAAACGTGAATCAATGTCTGTTGCTGACTACCAGAGGGAACACGGAGACGAAGCCAATAATCTCGTTACTGAACTGCGCCGATTGGTAATTTAATTTAAATAATAAATAATAAAAGAAAATGAACGTAAATAAACTCTTAGATTCTGCGACTCTTGAATTCAAGGACGCGATAATGAAAGCGGCAGAAACGATCTCGACAAGCACTTTCAGTCCTGAGGATCGCTCGGTATTTTCTCCTGAAAATCTCGATGAGCAGATTAAAATTTTAGTTCCTACTGGTACGCCATTGCGTAACCGCATACCGCGTGTACCAGGTAAAGGACAGGCAACAGCGTGGAAACGGCTGACTTCAAGTTTGCAGTCAGGCAGTGTTGCCGGTGGCGCTAGTGGTACTGGCCAGACCGTCTTTTTTGCTGACGCTGGTGAACCTAATGAGACTTCACAGACTTACGACACAGTAAGCGCGGCTTATAAGCTGCTTGGACGTAAGGTAGAAGTCGGTGGACTTGCAAATGCTGCTTCACGCGGCGGACAGGGCGGCAGCACCACAATGTTAGAGCATCGTGAGAAAATCAAGCTCTATGAGGTAATGCTCGGTGAGGAAGAAGCTTTGATTAACGGTGACGCTACAAGCCAGACGCTTGCTTTTGACGGGCTTCTTACACAGATCACCACTTATTCAGGATCAATGTCATTGTTGACTGTGTCGGGCATTAATGTGTATTTGGAAACTCTAGCTGACGTACAGGGCGCATATCCGGACTTACTGCTCGCACAGGGACGCCAGATTCGCGCATTAGCGGACGAACTGCAAGGAAGCGGCAGTATTTCACGGATCGTATACGCTGATAACCGAGGCAACGCCACAGGCGGCATCGCATTAAAGTCGTTTATCAATTCGATCAATGGATCGCAGATTGAGGTTGAACACAGTAAATATTTGTCAGACAACGCTTTGCTATTGACCACGAAAGCTGAATCTGGAGAGAATTGGATTGAAATCGAAGATCTGATCCCAATGTCGCGTGTAGACGTGCCGTCAAGTAATTTCAGTTACATACGGTTTATAGTCGAAGCGATGGTGTTAAAAGTAATTGGCGAACCGTTCCAGTATAAAATACAGGGACTTGCGACGTAACTTTGATATTTAGGTTTTAAATATCCTGTCCCCGAGGCATAGCGGGGACAGCAACTTGAAACCTAATAACAAGGTATGAATGCCAATTATATTTCAAATGACGATTTTACGAGGCAAAATCCGCAGATTGACGTGTCGAGATATAATACGGCAACGATAAGCGGATTTATTTCTGATGCAAGCAGAATTGTTGATGACATAACCAACGCGCCTTACGGATTCGATATTGAAAATATAACAGGCGAAAAGCAAACAACGATCATTACAAACGACGGAGATTTAAAAATCTTTCCAAAAAAAATACCGATTGTCAGTGTCAGCTCAATTAAGATAAGGCGTTCAACGTGGGAAATAACTTTATCACTCACTTCAGGCGGAAGCAGTTTGCTCGAAATAACTGATCCTGATAATAAGGTGATTGTTTATCCCAATACATTTTTATCTGCAGTCGGTACGTTTACGATTAACGACTTAAGGGACTTGCGGCAATGGGAAACATACACGGTGGTTGATTATCGCGCCGGATACGAAACAATACCAAGGCCGATACAGCAGGCGACATCCTTAATAGTCAGGGACTTGCTCTCTAAAAACCTTAACCAGTCAGGAGCGGCGTCAATATCGCAGGGCGGCATTTCAATAAGGTACGCGAGTAACAAGAGTGGCGATTCTGATTTTATGAAAGACGCAAAATCCTTATTGCATAAATATAAAAGGATAACAGGATGATATTAGACAGGAGCGCAAAAATTTACAGAATGGACGCAGATCCGAACGATGAAGACAACATTTACTTTCAAGAAAAAATACCGTCCTTTTCAATAAATATACAGCCGGAAACGGCAGAGAACGTAGCAATACTTGGTGGTACTTTTGGCAGAGTATATAGGGCATTTTGTACGCAATCTGGAATACAGATACAGGACAAGCTTGTTTTATCAGGGACGGTTACCATAAGCGGGCAAGAAATGGTTGTCAGGGGAGTTGAAAATTGGAATTTCGGGCCATTACCGCACTTTGAAATAGTATTAGAGGAGGCGTAAATATGGGAGTTGAATTTAAAGGAGTTGATCGTTTAATGAAAAAATTAAACGCCTCCGAGCAAAATATACGGCAGAATTTATTAAAAGCATTAAAAACTTCAACCAATGTGGTACAGATAGCGGCAAAAACGACCGTTAGCAGATCGACCGGTGATTTAGCAAGGAGCATTGCTACTGATATTAAAGCAAGGATTTTAACTGGCATTGTAGGCCTTGATTACCCAGGTAAGAAGTATGGCAAGCACGTTGAATTCGGAACGCGTCCGCACTGGGTTTCGGTAAAAGCGTTAGAACGTTGGGCAAAGAAAAAAGGCATTTCACCGTATGCTGTACAAAAATCAATTGCCAGAAAAGGAACAAAAAAACATCCATTTTTAATACCGGCGTTTACCAAAAATAAGGAATTTATACAGCAGCAGTTTAAAGGCGCGCTGAAGCGCATAACAAAAGAACTATGAGTACAAATAGGCAGGACTTAATAACGCTTATTACGGACAGGCTAAAAACTGTTAGCAGTTTGCATAGCAGAGTATATGAGTATGAACCGGACGCGTTTGTCGGGTTTCCAACGGTTACGGTAGCGGGCAACGGATATAGGGACAGGATAGCGGATAATCAGAGAAATATCAGGGAATATATATTTGACATAAACGTTTACTTTGACAGATCAAAACTTTTATCCGGCCCTGAAAAAGCCGAGCGCATACGCAGGGAGCTTGAGGACGAAATACTTACAAGCTTTGACAGTTACCGAGACTTGGATGATAACGCACTCTGGATCACGCACGAAAGCGGCGGATGGGCGTATTCGGGGGATAATTCAATAGCATTTTTTGTAATAACACTGATGGTTAATAAAGCGATTACTATAACAAGTTAATTTTTAAGAAAACAATATGCTTATTAAATGTACACACAAAACACCAGTTTGGACGGCTAATCCTGAACGAACTTGGAAGGCCGATGACCAGATGGAAGTTGATGATTCCATTGCGGCGAATTTAATTGCGACTAAAAAGTTTGTGGCCGTGAAAAGTGAATTGAAACAAGAACAAAAAAACTATCACATTAATAAAAGTAATAAAAAATAACTATGAGTTTAACGCAAGGAAGAAAAGGATTTATTGGACTGGGCAAAGAAACAACGCCCGGTGATCCGGTAAGTCCAACGGTATACATACCGTTCACTGAACAATCATTAAACGCGAAACACGAACCAATCGGTGATGTTGCCGCGAAGGGCATTCGTGATGGCGAGTACGGTTCGGTTAGCGGCAAGAAATGGGGAGAAGGTAATTTTAAAGTGACTGTTGATGAAACAAATATTGGCTATTTGCTTGATATGATATTTGGAACCGTATCAGCGCCAGCGGCGGTAAGTGGTGATATTAATGATCACACTTTTTCACGTAATAACAGCAATACACCGCAAACATACAGCGTGATATTAGACCGTCAGATTGATAAAAAACTGTTTCCGTACGCGGTTGCAAATTCGATGGAACTTTCGTTTTCAGATGGATTGGTTACGCTTTCGGCAGATATTATGTCAAAATTTCCTGTAACTTCCGTATCGGGAACATTGACCGTTGTATCTGGCCATTTATATGCTTGGAAGGATGCTCTTGTAAAATTTGGAAGTAATCTAACCGCGGCGGGAAATGCGCAGGAGACGCAAGTCAGTGAATTTACGCTGAATATAGAAAACAACGCTACTCCAACGTGGAGATCAGGATCACAAGAGCCCGCGACAATCAATGTCGGTAATTTCAGGGTATACGGATCGTATAAGTTGTTCTTCGAAAGCACCTCGCATCTTGATAAATTCAGGAATAAAGATTATCAGGCAATGATCATAGAGCTACAAGGAAGAGAGCTTACTACAGGATATAATGAATTCTTAAAATTCAATATACCGAAATTCAGGATCAATGAAAGTATTGTTGACACTCCGCTTGATGATTACAATACGATTACTGTTACGTTTGAAGCAGAGTATGACAGCACTACGTCAAAAATGATTGATTCTGTTTTGAGAAACGAAGTAGCAAGTTACGTTTAAAAACTTTAATTAATGCCCGCTTCTTCTGATGTCCTCGAAGGAGCGGGCTAGAGGACAT